TGGCGGGGTTCCAGTCGCGCATTTTCTCCTCGACCTGGTCCAGCACCGACACGTGTGCCCAGAGATAGCCGCCCGACAGGGGCGCGTCGAAGGCGCCCAGGATGCGCAGGTTCTTGTTGCCGGTGGTCGGCAGGTCCTTGACCCCGCACTGCAGCCGGCGCGCCTTGAGCGCCGCCTTGAGCAGGCCCGGCGCGTGCGTGCCCACGCCGTTGTTCTCGATCGTCACGCGCGGGATGCTCAGCTTCTCGACCACGTCGCAGATCTGCCAGACCTGGCCGCCGATGATCTTGCCGCCCTCGTTGAAGGTCGCAATTTCCCCTTCCAGGGCGATCGCCCGGTGCCAGAACAGTTGCCCACCTTCGTCCTGCAGGATGAGGCACAGGGCCGACACGTCGCTCTTGAGCTTCCCGCCTGCCGGGTCCCAGCGCATCGAGGCGCTGACGATGCGGGTCTTTCCGAGCCACATGGTGCGCTCGTCGTTCATCGGCCGGAACGTCGGCTCCACGTCGTACGCCCGCATCTTGTCGGGGTTCAGCCTGATTTCGTGGATGGGCTTGCTGTGCAGCTGGTACTGGCTGTCCCACTCGTTGATGGTGCGGGTCTTCTTGCGGCGCTTCTCCAGCTCGGCGGCGTCGAATCGCTCGGGCCAGGCCACGCCGGCGTAGCAGTCGATCAGCCCGACCGGCGCCGCGGCGAACACCAGGCGCCGCCCCTCCATCCGGTAATCGGTGCCAGCCGCCAGCAGGCGCGCGTGCTTGCCGATGCCCGAGAACACGAACTCCGGAACGAACGGCACGACGTAGGCCGCGTTCTTCGCCTGCTCGATGCGGTGCTCCTGGGCGAACATGCGGATCGTCAGGCAGTCGGCGCCCAGGCGCTCCTGCTCGTCGTAGAGGCTGTCATGGGTGTGGGGCGTGCCGATGTACAGCTGCCGGCCGCCAGGCACCAGGATGTGCGTCTGCTCGCCCAGCCGGTAGCGCAGCTTCTCCCGGGCCTCGGGCGTCTGGATGTTGCGCGGCACCTCGACGTCATCGTTCTGGCACTCGTCGGCGCGCGCGCTGGTGACGTTGGACAGGATGCCGCGCGCGTACATGCTGGCGTTGCGGGCGTCCGTGGCGCCCTCCACCCACCATTCCTGCACCCCGCCATCGCGGAACAGCCCGCGCGTGAGCGGGTGCGACCGCAGGACGTTCTGGGTGTCCCGGCTCGTCTTGTAGGCCGTGGGGTCCGATTCCGACTGGTGCAGGATGCGGTAGGTTGGCCGGCTGTGGTAGCGCCAGGCGTTGTAGACCGCCAGGATGGTCGACTTGGAGAAGCCGCGGTGCGCGCGCAGCACGGCGAGGTCGCCGCGGTGCTCCATCCAGTGGCACACCCGCAGGTGGATGGGGGGAACATCCCAGCCGCGATGCTGGCCCCACATGAGGTAAAAGGCCGCGAAGGAGATTTCACGTCTTGCCATGGATGCGGCGGTCGAACTCCGCCTTCGCTGCTGGGTCCTGCATGCGTGCCAGCACGCGCTTGGCCTCCTTTTCGGCGGCGTCGACCTCGGCGTCGAGGTCTTCCTGAGGGTCGGTCACGGCTGTCGGGGCGTCCTCGCCGCCGGCGCTACGCTCACGCACCACATCGACCAACGATTGGATGCGCTGCATCAAGGCGATAGTGGCCACCGCGTTCTTCTTCGACCAGTAGCGATCGCCCCGGGTCTGTTTGTCCATGGCCGCCAGATCGATGCCGACACCGGGCCACTTCTGCGGGTCGGCCTCGTCCAAGAACAGGTCCGTCAGCCGCTCGTGCAGGACCTGCATCTTCTCGAATTGATCCTGCCTCATTGCCCCACCGCCTTCCCCACGTTCGGCGCCCGCTCGGGCAGGCCGGTGCCGGGCTTCCACCAGTAGTCCTGCCCCCACTCTTTCTGCGAGCGCGCCCGCATCTTGGCCAGGTAGCCCGGGCTCAGGTTCTCCTGCAGCGCGTTCAGGCCGGCGTGATCCAGCGCGGCGCGCGCGTACCAGAGCGAGGTGTACGGCGTGTTGCTCTTGGCCAGGCGCAGCATGCGTGCGCCGAAGTGCGAGTCCTTTCCGTCGGCGGCCCGATAGCCTTCCTCCAGCGCCACGCCCAGCCCCTCGCCCACCGTGCTGACGGTTGGCCCGAACAGCGTGCCAGCGAACGAGCGCGCGAAACCGCCGGGCGAGTCGTTCGGGTCGTTGAGCAGCATGTCGCCAGCGATCGACAGGCCGCCACCCTGCGCCAGCGACTTGGTCCAGAACTTCGCCGCGTGGTCCCCGGTCATGTCGATGGGGTCCTTGCCGGAGATGATCTGCTTGCCCTGCGTGGCGATCGCGCCCAGCGCCGTGGTGGTGAGCATCAGGGCGCCAGCGTACATGACCCGGTTCGCCATGGCTGGAGCGCTGCCGTCTGCCACCTTGGGCGCTTCGAGCGCACGCCGCCAGTGCCGCGAGATCATGGCGATGGGGAACGACTTGAACTGCATGACGCTGCGCGCCAGCTCGCCGGTGACGGTGCCGCGCTGCTTCCCGCCACCGGACGCCAGGGTCTTGGTGGCCAGGTCGGGATTCAGCACGGCGTACTCGCTCTCGTCCTGGATCAGGCCCAGCACCTTGGCGACGACCTCATTGGCATTCGGGTCGCCGCCGGCGCGGATGGCTTCGGGCGTCAGATGCTCGACGCCGTTGAAGTCGGTGAGCTGCGCCGTGCGGATCACGGCCCAGTCGGCATCGGTGATGCCCTTGCGCTCCATCAGGGCGCGGTCCCATTCGGACAGGTTGCCCCAGTCCGTTTTCGACATGCGGGCCATTCCCTGCATCATGGTCAGGCTGAACGAGCGGCGCAGCGTGTCCGTCCAGGCGTTCATCAGCGACAGCTTGAGCGTGCTGTTGGCCAGCCGGCCGGACCAGTTCTGCCGGATGTTGTCGCCCGTCCAGCGGTTCAAGTCCCCGATCATCGACTCGGCAATGATCCCGTGCGCGGTCATGAAGTCGCGGGCATCCTTGCTGGTCGCCGTCTTCGTGATGTTCTTGACCGCGTTCCAGTAGCCCAGCTTGTTGTAGCCGGTGGTCACGAAGTACGTGCCCAGGTCGGTGATGCTGGAGATCACCGCCGAACCCAGCTTCCCGAAGGTCTGGATGTTCCGGGCATCGGTGCCCAGCTGCGCCAGCCTGGCCGAGCGTGCAGCGCCGGCGGCGCCGCTGATCTGGTCCCAGTAGCTCTCCGGGCGCAGCATGAAGGACCGCTCCGAACCGCCGGCGCGCTCGGCCACGTCGATCTGCAGGCGCATCTGCGCGTTCGGGTTGGGGCCGTACCGCTCGACCAGCCCGATATCCCGCGCCAGGCGGCCGACGTGCCCGATCACCGCGTCGTACATGCTGCCGGTGCCGAAGTCCTGCATGTAGGCGAGGTAGGCGTCCGCGTCCTTGAAGTGAATCTGCCGGCTCTCGCTGCCGGCGTTCGCCTTGGCACCCGAGCCCCGGAACTGCCCGGGCGCCGTCTTGTTCAGCCCCTCGGTGGCGATCGTGTCGTAGGCCGACGCGAGGAAGGCGCGCACCTCGGCGTCGCTCATGCGGCTGCCGTCCTCGAGCACGTAGCGCGACCGGTCCAGCTGCGGCAGCGTCTTGTCCACCCAGGCAGTGACGCCGGCGCCGCGCACCCGGGCCGCGTCGTGCGGCTGGGGGATGTAGCCGTAGTCGAGCTTGCCGACGTCCCCGCCGGCGGCGTTGAACCGCTGGCGCATGCCCTCGATCGTGTCCAGGTAGGCCTTCGCCCCCTCCTGCGCCACCTTGTTGCCGGTATGGCCGTCGGCGTTGCGGTAGATCTCCGCGGCCACGTCGCGGGTCATCTGCGGGTTGTCGGCGTCGAACAGGAACATGGAGATGCGCCGCAGCGGCGACGTGCCGGTGGTCGTGTTCACGGCGTCCATCAGGTCCATGAGTCCGCCGACGGCTTCCTGCTTGATGCCGCTGATGTAGGCGCCGGTGTTCTCGATGTCGCGCACCAGGGCCGCCGACCGGCTTCCACCATGCACCGCCTGGGCGTCATTGACCCGCTGGTCGGTGGCGGCCGTCTTCAGCACCTGCAGCTGGGCGTTCTGGACCTTGCGCGCCGCCTCGGCCAGGACGTCCTGCATGGCTTGCTGCGACGCGGCTACCATGCGCTGGTCGAGCGTCAAGGCCCGCCAGTTGGGGTCGGTGCGCGCGAGGTGGCGCATGGTGGCGCTCAGCCGGTCGTCGATGGCCTTGAGCTGGCCGTTGCTCAGGGCTTGACGGCCCAGGGCTTTGGCAGCACTCTGCACGTCCGCTACGCAATTCGGATGCATGTGAAGTCCTTTCTGCTGTTCTGTCTCGGGATCGCCGCCTTGTTTTCCCTGGTGCCGCTGTCCACATGGCTGGCCACCGGCCGATGGCAAGACGCCGTCTGGGCGGCCAAGCGCTTCGGCTGGCTCATGCTGCTGCTCATCGGGATTCCCGCGGCGATCGGCACGCTGATCGTGGGCATCGACCTACTGCTGACGTAGGAAGCACGTCGCCGCGACGTCCAGCAAGCTGGCGTCCTGGGCATCGTCCGCAGCCTCCTTCTTGATTCGCTCGAGCAGGTCTGCCGCTCGGACCGGGCTGTCCATGCCGTCCAACTGCACCATCAGGTCGGGGGCATCCGCTACTGCCTGCTGCGCGCGGGCGTCGAGCGCCGCTGCCTGCTGGTCGCCCGACCCGCCGCCCTCTTTCCCCGCCGGCTCGCCGCGAGGCACCTCCGCTTTTGCTGGTGCTGGTGCTGCTGACGCCGGTGCGCCTGCCTCCTGGGGGCGGGCTTCGGCCGCCGCTGGTGCTGGCGCCCGGGCGGACCGGGGTGCGCGCAGTGGTGTTTCGACCGGCGGTGCGAAAGCCTCCCGGATCGCCATGGCCAGCCGGCGCGGGCTGCTGGCCGGCGCATCCAGTTCCCCGCGCTGGGCGCGAAGCGCTTCCAGGTCGCTGTCCAGGCGCCCGACTTCCTCGCTGGCGCGCTGGGCCCGGGCGTTGCTCTCGACCATGTCGGTCAGGCGCTGCAGCTGCGCTTCGTGCTCGGCGATGGCGGTGCGCGTCTCCTTCTCGGCCGCGGTGGTGGCGCGCTTGTAGCTCAGGCCATCCGCCTCCTGCAGTTCCTTTGCCCTGGCCTTGATCGTCGCCGGGCTGTCGTCCGGACGCTGGGACTGCAGCTGCTCGATCTGGGCGCGCAGGTCACGGATCTGGCCGGGGTCTGCCAGGTTGCCCGCCTCAGGCAGCGCCGCCGCGCGCCGGCTTTCGGCCTCCGCGATCATGTCGTCCAGCAGGCGCCCGGTCCGGACATCGTCCAGGCTGAGCAGGTCATCGACCCGCACCGGCTCGCCGGCGGCCATCTGGTCGTGCGCGCGCTCCATGGCCTGCTGGTGGCGGTTGATGCCGGCCAGATCGTCGTCCGGCGTCAGGCGGTAGCTGTCCACCGCGGCGGCCGTCTGGCGCGTGCGCGCGGCGGCGACACCGTCCGCATCGGCCGTCGCCCCGATCCGGCCGTCGCGCAGCATGGTGGACCCGTCGGCGACGTACTTGCTGGTTTCCGCCGGCAGCAGGGCGCGCCAGTCCGAGCCGGACTTCTTCGCCTTGGCCAGCGCCTTGTCCAGGTTGCCGGGCCCCCAGTTGTAGGCGGCCAGCGCCATCTCGTCGTCGCCGTAGTGCTTCTGCAGGGCGGTGATGTAGTCGCGCCCGACCCTCGCGCGCTCTGCGGGGCTGTTGTCGGCCGCAGGCCGCACGCCATAGCCCGGGTCCAGGTTGGTGCTGTCGAGCACCTGCATCTCTCCCTTGGCGCCCTTCGGGCTGGTCAGGATCTGGCCGTCCTTGCCGTAGCGCTGGCCGCGGCTCTCCATGTGCTGGACTACCTGCTGGATGGTGGTCGGCGGAACCTGCGCCGGTCGAGCGCGCGCGCCGCTCACCGCCCAAGCGCCGAAGCCGGCCGGCACGATGGTCGACAGGGCGATACCGACCGGGTCGAACGGGTCGTACGTGTCGGCGATCTTGTCGTAGCCGCCATGCTCGAGGATGGCGCGCTCTGCCGCGTTCTGCGCCATGAATGAGCCCGGCCCGCCGACGACAACCGCAGCCGCCGTCTTGGCAACAGATCCGGGGATGGCCACCGGGACGGCGATCGACGCGCCGGCCGCGACGCCAGCGACAGCGCCGGCCGCGGTTCGCGTGCCCAGGTCGACACCTTGCTGCTTGAGCTTGTCGGACTCGGCCATGCCCACGTCACCGGCCAGCAGGAAAGGCGCAGCCGGGCCGGTAGCCAGGGTGTACCCCACCGCCTGCGTCGCGAACTGCGTGATGCCGGCAATGATCTGCTCGCTGGCGTGCGTGCTGGTCGGGTCCGGCATGATCTCCTTGGCGCGCGTGCGCAGGATGTCGCCGGCCTCGTTGCTGAACTGCGGCCCGGTGTCGATCAGCTTGCGGCGCGCTTCCTCGCGCTGCTTCTTCTCCTCTTCGGTCGGCAGCGAGAACATGCCACCGCCGCCGCCGGTGTAGCCGGTGGCGCCAGCGGTTTCGCCGAAAGCCCCGGTGACCTCGGCGCCGAAGGCCAGGGTATTCGCTGCTGCGGCCGCAACGCCACGCGGCACGCCGCGCAAGGCGCCCAGCACGCTGAACCCCTGCTCGGGCGGCAGGTCCGGCCGGGGCCGGCGCACCATGTCGTCGAGCGCCTGGTCGGTGCCCTCCTGGAACATCGAGTCGATCATTGGCGGGGCCCGATCTGCAAGGCGATGCGCTTGCCTTGCTCGTTCGTGACAAGCGTGCCGCCGGCGCGCACGTTGTAGACGCCCTGTCCAGCGTGCACCAGCTGGGCGTCGGGGATGGACTGAACGAACTTGTCGAGCGGAAGACGCGCCTGGCCGGCCATGACGAAGCCTCCGCCCGGCCTGAGATATGTCGATGCCTGATCGTTGTGCAGAGACTCTGCATAGGCTGTTGCGGCCTCCGGCGTCTTGAAGATGCCAAGGTGCTTCCCAGTCTTCTTGTACAAATCGATAGCCGCTTCGTCGCTGAGAATCTTGCCGTCGGGGCTTACCGTCGGGATCAGCACTTCACCGTCATCGAAGCCGACGGATATGCTGCGTACCGTGCTGATGGACCCGTCCGCGTTCTTGACGATCGGCCGCGCATTCAGATCGATATTCCCCTGCTTGAGCATCCCGTCCGCCTTCTTGCCGAAATCCACGGGACCCCGTACTTGATCGGCCAAGTCAGATGCAGTGATGGCGCCCAGGCGCTTCTCGAATTCCGGCTCCTTCATGCCGTAGGGCAGCGGCAGTTTGCCGCCGTTGCGCTCGATGATCCCGCCGGTGGCCAGATTGATGGCGTTCTCGACGTCGCCGCCCTTGGCCGCGGTGATCAGGAACGC